GTTAGTGAAGTAATCTCCTTACTGAGTGAATTGAATTGGCGCTCTCGCTGTTCTTCCTCTTTAATAGTTTCTTCAAGATCTTTTAAACCTTGATTCAACTCTTCTGTTTTATTTTGAGCGTCTGCAATTTTATTTAGACGAAACTCATCTTCAATCGACTGTGTGCAAGTAGGGCATACCGTATTCTCTTGAAAGAACTTATAATCTTTTGTAATCGTTGATATCTTTTGAGAGATCTTTCCTTTCAGATTATTGAGTTTTACCAACTTACTTGCATCAGTAATCAGTTGTTCTTGAAGAGTAGTTTTCTCAGAAAGAGAAGACTCAACAGTTGAATTATGAGTCATGTAATCGCCAATTTCTGCATCTAACTTGGCAATCTTTCCTTTGTTGGCGTTTATCTTGGTGTTTCCACTGTTTTCCAATTCAGTGATAAAGTTTTTTTGCATTGCAATCTTTTCTTGAATCAAATTTTTATTTGACTCAAGAGTTCTTACTTCTTCATTGAATGAACGAATGCGATCTTTTACGATTCCATTCATGGAAGAGAATACTTTGATATCCAAAAGATCTTCAATCACTTCCCTACGATGAGCAGCAGGAAGTTGCATGAATGGAACAAATGTGCTACTACCGAGAACAACAATCTGAGTGAAAGACTTATAGTTCAATTTGAGAATGTTCTGTTCCAGATTACGTTGATCATCTTTTGCATCAGAACTTTGAGACAACATTTGCCCGTTGCGATAGATCTCAAAGATGTTTGGTTTCATTCCACGACGAATCAACCAATCAACTGAGGCTGTGGAAAACTCAATTTCCACAAGGCAATCTTTTTCGTTCTGTGAATTTAAAAGTTGGGGTTTATTAATCTTACGAAATGGTTTGTTAAACAAAACAAAGGTAAGAGCATCAAGAACCGTTGATTTGCCAGCACCGTTTGTTCCAACAATCAGAGTTGTTGCATGATCAGTAAAACTGATCTCAGTAAACTGGTTGCCAGTTGAAAGGAAATTCTTCCAGCGGATTTTCTTAAAGATCATTATCTCTCGGGGGTATCACAAGATCGTTTTCGTCTATTATAACATAGTTGTATTTGTTTTCCTCACAGATCTTAATGGTTGGTTCTTCATCAACCTCAATAACTGCAAGTGGTGGAAAGTCATCAGCTTCTAGAAGGCCAGCAAATCTCATTGCATCATCTTCTTCTTTGAAGAGATATAAGATACGATCACCATCTCCATCTTCAACAGCGTATAATCCTTCTTCTTCTCTACCTTCTAAAGCTAAAACAAACATTATTCTACTTCACAAGCTTCCTTATATATTGAACCGATTAGTTTCTTTACGATTGACTTATTCAATTGAACTTCACTATCATCAATATATCGACTGAGAATTGACATAGTATCTTCATTTTCAGAAGCTTCGAACTCAACATTATCATTTAGATCATAGTTTTCTACAACCTTGATATCTAAGGTATTGACTTTAGATAGTTTGTCAAGAAAAGTTTCAAACTGTTTGTCATTTGTTTTTTTCTTAACAATGACTTTTACAAACTTATTCTCATATTCAGAATAGTTAAAAATTTGATGAGGTGTATCAGAATAGTGAATTTTTTTATAAATTGAAAATGGATTATTGATATGAGAATGTTCTAGAGTTTCGGTATCAAAAATTGTAAACCCACGACTATCATCTACATCATTCCAGTAGATCTCATATGGATTTCCAAGATAGAAGATTTTACCATCACTTGAACGAGTATGGAAATGCCCAGAGAAAACTTTAGTAAACTTATTAAAGATTGACTTGTCATCTCCATGATCCATTATGAATCCACGGTAAGGAGAAAATCCAGTCAATTCCAAATGTCCCATTGCAATTTGAGCATTTGTTTTTGCAATCATTTGTAATGTATGATCACGGTTCTCTTGATTGATCCATGGAATAAACAGAACTTTTCTATCATCAATCATCACTTCTGAAGTTTCAGAAATTACATTGACATTCTGATATTCACGCAGTAGAAGTTCAACACCACTTACATCATTTGTGTTTTTGTAGTAAGCAGTATGATTACCAACAATGGTATGAACTTTACATCCCATCTCTTGAAGACGATCATAGTAATTCTCCTGAGCCCATTTCAAAGCCCAAAAGTCAACTGACTTACGATTATCAAAAGTATCACCCATATCAATGACTGTGGTGATACCTTCTTTTTCTAGGGTTGGAAAAAATACTTCATTATAAAATTTAAGAAAAAAATCATGAAATACTTTAGATCCCTTTCGAGCACCAAAGTGAGTATCTGTAATAATTGCAACCTTCATATCAATAGTTGTTCAATCTATATTGAATATTATTTTTGATTGTGTTGAGATCTGAATTACTACTTGCAAGAATAGTATCATCAGACACAAAGACTTCATCAAATCCAGAATGATCTAGAAGTTTTGACTTGACTTCCAGTTGTCTCTTCTCTTTAGCGATACGACGAAGAAACGCATAATAGATGACTTGAGTGAAATAAGCAAATGGGTTGGAAGACTTCTCTGGATCAAAGTTATGAATATATTGAATACAGTTCTCGATTCCGTCAGAGATCATGTCTTCACGAAACATGTAGTTGACAAAGTTTGGTTTGTATGATAAATGCGTGGCAATCTTAAGAAAGCACTCACCAAGGTAATTTGTGATTCGTGGTTTCGTAGTATTTTCTGTTTGGGATTTAAGCACCAAACGCCGATATTCCACAATAGCCTCAAGGAACTCTTTGTTATTTACATAGTGTTCGGATTCTCTTCTGCTTCTTACCATTGTGAATGCCATTACATTTTTTAACTCAAATCATGTTCGCATTATAACACATCTTCACGAGCTTGACAATATACTAAAACATGAGTAGGATAACTCTGTCGGGGTTTAAGGGAACAATTTAGTTATCTTTAAAAAGCTTCTCTAAGTTCTTCTTGAACTCTTCCACGTTTGAGACGTATCCCATATCCTTTGTAATCTTAGATCTACAAGATTCTTTTTTATTGAATCTTGAGGATTCTCTTACAAACTTTTTATAAATCCTGAGTATATCAGAATTCATAATCTCAGTCATTGTAAGAACTTTTTCCATATCTAGAATGAACATTGTATCATCTGACATTTTGATCCAAGGTTCAAACTGCATTCCCTTGATTCCAAAACGAGAGAGATTAATATCTTTAACTAAAACAGGAGATTCAAGAATTAGAACAACACGATCATGTTCATCACAAGGGCAAACCTTAGCCATGATTTCTTCACCAGAAATTAATTTTAAAGTTGCATAAAATTCTTCTTCCATCTATTTTCTTAAATTGACGTTAATGATGGTATAGTTAAAATACTCTTCGTTATAAATTTTTATTCTTTCTGTGAGATGATTAAGAGTATAATTGCGAGATGAGTTATGAGTAATATCGTCAGCAATGTCATATAGAACTGCCTTAGTTTTTTGATTACCTTTTCTTAAAACTCTTCCGATTGATTGGAGATTTCGGATTCTTGATTTACTAGGTGAAGCAAAAATAACATTATGTAAATTTTTAATATTAATTCCTGTACTGAAAGTTCCGTAAGATGCCACGATAATTGCATTTTGTTCTCTTTCAGTGATTTTACGAACTTCTTCTCTATCTTCAGCGTCAACTCCACCATGAACGAAAAAGATCTTACGATTCTTTTCCTTGTCAGTATTTATAAGTTCGTAAAGTATCTGCCCATGAGTTTCAACTCTGGAATATAGAATCAAAGTATTACCTTTGAGATCTAAAGAAAGATTCTTGATAAAGTTATTTCTTTTATCATGACTGATAAGATATTGAATCTCATCTTCATACTTTTCAAACTTCTGCCCATTATGTTTAAGAAGTAGAATCTTGATATCGAGTTTTGATAGATGCCCTTTATCGATCAGTTCTTTTGTTTTTGTGACATTGTATGATGGGCCAAACAAACCTTCAAGAACCCACTTGTGTGTTTGTGTTCCATCGAGTGTTCCAGTGAATCCAAATCGATACTTACAATCCAAAAGTTTGGACATAATATCTACAAGTGATTTTGATTTGAATTGATGAGCTTCGTCTCCAATCACAACATCAAACTTATCAAACCATTTTACTGGTTCTTTATAAATTGATTGCCAAGTAGTAATTACTACAGGTGCATCAATATCATATCTTTCTCTTCCAGAATAAATTTTGTGACAATAGTGTGATGCATCCCAACCATAATCTTCAAAGTCTTTATACATTTGTTCCACAAGTGAAGTAGTGGGAACAATGATGAGAGTTGACAAATTTTTTTCAGTATAGTAACGTGTGATCGCATAGATCATCAAAGATTTGCCAGATGCAGTTGGTGAAATTAAAAGTTTGCGATTATAATATAAAGCACTATAGATGCCATCCAATTGGTAATCTCTAGGTTCATGTGCAGATATTGATTTCACATAATCTGCAACACCTTCTCTGGAGATCATCTCATTGACTTCAAATGGATCTCCATAAAATTTTGAATGGACAAACTCATATTTGTAGTTGATCTTCTCTGCAAATGCAACTAACTTATCGAGTAATCCAACATAGATTTCTTTCTTTTGTAAGTTGAAAAGACGAATCTTTCCATCCCAAAACTTTTTACGGTATTGAGGCATAAATTTAGCTCCAGGAACTTCAAACGTAAATCGATCTGAAAGTTCTTGGAGTATATAAGGTTCTGCTTCTATTTTTAGATATACTTCGTTCTTTTTTTCAATAATCAAATCAGACATTCATAAAATATCATCTATTGATATTTAGTTTAAAAAAATTATGCTTTTAAATTTTTCTTTCCTAGTGCAATGACTTGATCACGATTCATTCCAGTTTTTTTCATTTGTGCTGCACCACCACCAGCAGCAAAGTCATCCATTGGTTTTGCAGAAGTTTCTCTTCTCATTTTCTCTGCCTGAGCATTCATCAAGTTAGTTCTTGCTTGTGTCTCTGGAGAAATATAAGGACCTTCTTTCTTTTGAAGAGCTCTTTTTCCTGCATAAAGAACATCACTGACACTACTTCCTGATTTTAATGCTGCTTGCCCACCACCAGCTTTAAGTGCGGCATATCCACCTCTGTCAGAGAATGACTTTGAACCAATTCGGTTTGTTTCTTTTTCTCTATTCAATCTTTGTTGATTTGAAACTACAGATCTAGGAACTCTGCTTTGTTTCCAAACTTCATTGATGTTATGTGCTTCGTTACAAAAATTTTTAAAGGTTTTCATTTTTGTATTTTTTATTTTTATTTAGTTAAATCCAGATTGAAATTTCATAAACTCTATACTATTTTTAATTTGGAAGGTTCTATTGTTTAGATTTTTAATAATCTCTTCCAAATATTTTAAAATTGTTTCGTAGTATTCATTCTTAAGTTTGAGGTGCCCTAGTTTCTCATCAGCTTCAAGATAACGAGTCATTGATTCCTTATCTCTCACTTTGAACGGAAACGGTTCCTCTGCATAGATTTCTGGTGATGCCTTTCCGTTATAATATTCGTAACGATCTCTTTTTAAACTATTAATATCTTGAATACACTTCTTATTTAGAAGCATTGTATTGTTGTAGATTTTATAATATTTTGCATGAAGTTGTGGAATCTTCAAAGATTCAAGATGTAGGTTGTCGGGATCCATGTTTGAATCTTCTTCCCACATCTTTTGAATTTCATCAAGGTTCATAATTTGGTGCCAAGTCTGTCAGTGATATTGAAGATAGTATACTTGAAAGTTGCGCTTGCTGTAAAGTAGTTATAGTCTCTATCTCTGCAGTCAAACTGAAGTGTCGATAAACTATATGGAAATAATCCCTTGAATTTAACTTCAAACTGAGTTCTATAGTTACTATTTAAAACAATCAGTTTTCCATCGGATAGTTCTGGAAAAGCTCCATTGAATCTTTCGGTTCTATGTTCATTTTGAAAGTCCTCAAATTCACTTATCTTTTCTGGAAACCCTAATCCTCTGAGCCAGTTATGAATTTCTATATAATTTTCCAAATCTTCATCAATTAAAAATGTAATGTTTAAATCTCCATAAGTTAAAATATCTCCAGGCACATCTAACATTTTCATATAGTTGGGTTGATTTGCAACTCCCAAATTAATGTCTGGGATGTTTGCAGTGTTGCACATAAAGTCAACCTTGGGGGCATGTTCCAACACAAACTTAAAACCAATGGGTGATAAGTAATTTCTATTGTCAGGTTGAATATTTTTGGACATGATTTGGAGTTTTACTAATATTTAGATATAAAAAAAAGGTGCCTTTCGGCACCCCATGAAATATGTGAAAAAGACTCACATGAGGTTCTTAACTTGAACTCTTCTGTAGTAGCGGTTCGAGTTAGTCTTGAGTCTACCGAGCCCTTGTGCATCGGCAGCTGAACCTTCAGCGAATGGGTTGGCAACCATACCATATCTGGTTTTGAAGCCAATCTTAGGCTGGAAGGTGTCCTGTCCAACGGCACGAACCATTTGGAGAGGAACATATG